ACGATCCATCAACAAGAGAATTCCCCCCGCCTCCGCCGCCCACGTACCGGGTGCTCTAGCTGAGCATCGCACGCCGTGGCCCGCGGATGGCGAGGGTTCCAAGTCAACAGATCGTTTCATGAAGCCGGCGCAGTCCGTCACTACACCTCCAGCTCTTTGTTTCATTGAGGAACAACCCAGTGTTGGTGACACACATCCTACGGCTGAGGAAGCCGCGTCGGTCGAGCAAGTCGACCCAAGTGCATCGCCCCCGCCCTGCTCGGGCGGGTCAGGAAGCGAGGACGAAGACGATCCGGTCAGTCATGATCCGGCCATCGTGTCCGCGCTCCAAGTGTTCGTCAAGGAGTTTCTTTTCCTATTGATACTGTCGGGGCTTAATGTAGACGAGGAGGCAAAGCGCCTCCTTGTTGAGAATACAGTCCGGGTCCACCTGCTTTACGCGGGTGCATGCGGGATCATGAAGTGGCTCAAGTTCTGTACAGCAGCGTTTTTCGCTGTCTGGAAGGGGCAAGAGCTGCCGCCCATCCCTCTATGTGTCAAGAGCGCTAGTGAAAAGATTCTGAGGCTGATACAGTTTCCCATCAAAGGTCGGGCTGAGCGCTTTTTGCGCAAACACCTGACCGTCGGGATCACTGCAACGTTACCCTCAGGTATGACTACTGACGAGCTCCTGGTTTCAGTACTGTACATCAAGAAAGGTCTAGAGAGGCCCCTGGCCTCCGAGAAGTCTGCTGCTCTGGTTTCGACCTGGAGCACCCTTACTACACCGAATCCGGTGGAACAGGTTGTGGACGACTTTGGAAACAGGGGTCTCGACATCTGTATCGCGCTTGTTCGCGGGGAGGATGGTTCTCTTTCCGACTTCGGTCGTATTGAGGAGCGCCCTCTTCTCCCTGGACGATGGTGCGACGATGACGGAACGGACTACTACACGTCAGAGCTAACTGGGCAAGTGCTCAGCGATGCTCCCGCGGAACGTCCTATTACGCCTGGTGTCCTTCTCGAGGACGCGATCGACCGCATTGTGCGGTGGGTCGTGCCCCCGAATATCGACATACATGATGTTCTCGCCCGTGAGAGCCCCTTCGTCCCTTCGTGCCACGGCAGTTATGCCGCGACGCGGAAGGCGCATGGGCCCTTGGGCCAAGTCGTTGGGGAGGTGTTGGATGCCCTCTCTTGCGGTCTTGGGTCCTCACTGGCGGGTCTACCAGGCTCGGAGGTCGAGATGAGTGAGCGAATCGTCGGGCATCGTGAAGCCCTTCGGTCCGCTTGTCTCTCCTTCGCCGAACTCTTCGGACGGAACCCACGCGAATGGGGGAGGTTCGTTGAGGAGGTGGAGGTGGAGTGCATCGAGCCCTTCGACTCCGTCGGTTTCTGCACACACTATCGGTATAGCTCCGCCTTTATGGCGGGGGTGCGCTCTCTTTCCCGAGCGTACCATGACCTTTTGCTGAGCCTCTCTTTAGAGGAACGGCCTACGGTCAAGCTTGTGGCCCTTTTGGAGCCACTGAAGGTTCGCGTGATCTCGAAAGGCCCTGGCCTGACGTACACGTACCTGAAGCCGATGCAGAAGCTGCTCTGGAGTCTCTTGCGCCGTCAGGCGTTCTTCTCACTAGTCGGTGAACCTGTGTCCTCAGGAAATCTGGTCAATGCCCTTGGCGGCGACCGGCGACTACAGAGGGTCCTTGGAATGTCGGAGGGTTTCCTCTCCGGCGACTACAAGGATGCGACTAATAATATGTCGCCTCGGCTTAGCCGATTCGTGGTGGACTGCCTGGCGAGCCGCCTTGGGTGCTCGGACGAAGTAAGGCTGCTTATGCACCGCTCCATGACTGGTCATTTGATCAGTCGCAGCGGGACCGGCAAGCCTGGAAGTCCGGACGAACCTGAGTCGGCGCCGCAGTTGAACGGCCAGCTGATGGGCTCTATTTTGAGCTTCATTGTGCTGTGCATAGTAAACGGCGCGCTGATGATGGTGACCCACGAGGTGTCTCGCGGTGTGACAGTGATGTCGCTCGATGAGGTGCCCGCTCGCGTGAATGGTGACGACTGTGTTCTTCGGACTACACACGTCGGCTTCAAGTTCTGGAGGTGGTTCTGCCGGTTTACCGGCATGGAGGAGTCGGTCGGAAAGACCTACTTCTCCACTTCCTTCTTGAACATGAACAGCACTGAGTTCAAGGTGCTGCTGAAAGCTGACGAACGGTTCGATCTTGAGCGCGTCTCTATGGTGAACCTGGGCCTCTTGAAGGGCCTCGGTCGTTCCATGGCGGACGCGTTCAATACTGAACGAGCAACAGTCGCCAACCTGGCGGGGGGAGGTGAAGTGGATGACTCTCTGGCAGCTCGCTGCCGAGAGTTGCTCGTGACGGCGCCGCAATGTGTGCGGCTGCCGCTCTACGAGCGATTCATTCATGAGCACAAGAGTGTCCTGGTCAGTCGGAAGATCCCGTGGTTCGTCTCGCAGGGGCTTGGAGGCTATGGCCTCCCTGTCCTCTACGATTCGGGCTTCGTGGACGAGAACGAAAGCGGTTCCTACGGAAACGGCATTCTCTACGGACTCGAGGGCTACTGCACACGTGCAGTCTATCTTAAGTCCGCTGGGAGGTGCTGTCATCCGAGCCCGCGTGAGCTCTCTTGGCTGCGGTACATGGAGGCGAACGATCAACTCGTTCGGCTCGGGGGCGCGCTCGCGCGGAGGACACCAATCCTCATGCACGATCGCGATCGCGAGCTGGTCGGTCGAATGACCGACCACTTCCGGTTCAACGCAACCAACTTCCTACTGGTGATCTTCTCTGGTGCGCACGACGGCGAAGGCCTGTCGGCCGTGCCGTGGGAACAGGCTAAAGGTCTCGATTTGAGCCCTAATGCCATGAACCACGGTCATCGTGTCTACGGGTGGAAGCCGTGCGTCAAGCTCTGGGACGAAGGGTCTGATGAGGAGCTCGACGCTCAGTGGGCAAGGCAGCAAAAGCTGCGCCTACGGCGTGCGGAGACGTCTTGGCTCAGGGCGGCCAGACGTGTGGCGAAAGAGGAAGTCTACTTCTTCCAAGCTACGGGCTCGGTTGTGGACCGAGCTTCTAT